GGACACCACCGATGATACCATCGTTAGCGAACCCTTCTTTGAATCCGTTGAAGGCATCAACCATTGTCATTATGATAGTGATGGGGAAGAAGATTACACGACCAAGAGTTCTGAATATGGTGAAGAATTTTCCGAAGATACTACCAAAGGATTTGAAGAATCCACCAATCTTACTTATTATCCCTGCGGATTTCTTACCCTGACCACCAATCATTTTACCGAGTTTTGATATATCTTCACCCCATGCCATGAATGGTTTGAAGAGTTTATTTCCAACAGTAGTTAAGGATGTCATTAAGGATTTCAGTCCTCGACCAAACCCACGGGTGAACAGTTTGAAATTAACTTTCAATCGTTTACCGAAGGTGCTTCCGAACTTTTTAAATGATTCCGAGAAGTTACTCAATGCTTTGGTTAAGTTATTTGGTAACCTGTATAGTCCCTTAACTAACTTATTTGTTCGAGTTGTTGGTTTACCATCAACACCTAAACCGACACCACGGAAGAATCCCTGAAGAATCTTTCCCTGTACTCCGCCCAATGCCTTTGTTAAAAGTTTAAGAGTTGCCTTACCATACCCTAAGAAGAATTTACCAATACCTCTAGTGATAAATGCCAGTCCCTTTAAGACAGGGCCCATTACCATTCGAAGAACATCAGTAAACCCCTGTACACCACCTGCGACAAGCCCAGCAATTGCACCAGTGATACCAGCAATCAGACCGAGGAAACCAAATCCCTTGGCATCTCCCATGAGTTTACTCAAATCAGGAAGAGGGGAAGCACTGGGTGCATCCTTCTTTTCTCGTTCTTCTTCTAGTCTATCACCAGACTGATTCTTTAGGTCTTTGAAGTACTTACCAAACATAGTAGACAACGCACTGACTTCGGACGCAACCTCTTGGGTTACACCACGTGACTCTGCGTTCTCTTGTTTGGTCACCTCAATGAGATGTTGTATAGTTTTCTCGGCCATTCTTTACTTCCTTTGTCGTTCTTCTTGTTCGTGACGTTCCTTTTCTTCCTTTAAGTGCTCTACTAGTAAAGCAACATACACATCCCTCTCAAACGGCATCATATTCTCAAGTTCTGATAAAGAGTAATTATGATGTTGCATCATGCCAAAATTAGTCTTATAATGGTTTATAAGATTATCGTGTGAGAGGCATATTAAAAAAAATCTTGAATACCTTTTAGTGTTTTACTCTGTTCTGTACCACATGACTCACACGTAAAGTCTACATCATGTTTCATCGATGGTGCGAGTTGCATAAACCCACCAATCTTTTCAAACTGTGCGTTAGTCATTGAGTCAATGAACTCTTGTATCTCCTTTTGACTGACATCATTCGCATCAATCCTTTCCTCTTCGGTCATAATCGTCTTAATACACTTACCAATCATTTTGAAACCAAACTCGGTCTCCGATATCTTCTCATCAAAGTTCTGAAGGAAATCGTCAAACGATGGCCACTTCAGTTCCAATGATACACTTGGCGTCAATTCAATAATAGGATTTACTTCAGGAACTTCAACCACAATCGACTGTAGGTTAACTTTACATTCTGTAGTTTTGTCACAATCTTCGGATTCACACTTGATATTAATATCAGCTGTTTCACCTACCGAACGTGAACGAATCTGTGTAAACATATACTCAACGTCAAATACGGTGAGTTCTTGTGTTTTAATATTTTCACAACAAGTTACAACAACATCAATCATTGCTCTCATTGCTTGTTTCTGGTCTTCTGTCTCAAATGCAAGTAGAAGTATCTTTTCTTCTTTTACCAGATAGGGTCTATATAAAATCTTCGCCCCTGTCGATGGTTGAATCATCTCGTGTGAGGGGGTTGTATTTAACTTGGGTAATGCCATTATATTTTCTCTCTAATAATAATATGTTATAAAAATTTTCTAATCAACTCACCAGCTAGACCTTGTATAAAGTCGCTGCCTTTGTTGTCACCGTCTTTGGACTTCCAATTCTTGTACGATAGTTGTACCGTAACCTCAAGTAACTGTCCGTCATCACTCAACTCAATTGCACTCAATGATGTTGGGTATGCTTTATCTAGGACTAAAGTATAAGTGATATCATCACCGAATACCAAATTTAAATCTAACTCGCCTTGTGCAAGGTCGATTGGCCCTAGTCTTGGTAATCTTCCACGTATAGAGGAAGGTATCTTTCCAGAATCAAATAACTTTTTCTTTTTGATTGGGAAAGATGCACTCTTCTTAATATGTTGAATAATCACTGGATGGGTGTACTCGTTAAAGTAACCAATCTCTTGGGTCTCTTGATTGACCGCAAGGTTCTGCCATGTCTCGAAGTACTGTCTGACTTCCATATCATTAAGACAATGAAAGGTCAGTGTTACATCTTCAACTGCATAACCGTATGCCATCTTGGTAGTGTGAAGACCCATCGTTTTTTCGTTTGATAGGATTTGTCTGCCTGGCAGAGATGTTGCTTTACACAACAGGTTTAACGCTCTTGCGTCACCCCTAATAGGTGGTAGGAAAATCTTATATAGATTCCCCATCGCTATACCACCGCCTTGACCTACCTGTGACTTGAAGTCATCGATTGCGAATCCCATTAACTTTTACCTATCTTTTGTCTTGAATCGTAGTACACCTTCTGAGAGTTTGCCTTACGGAACTGTGCGGTTGGTAAGAATGTTGCAATCTCCCACTCAGGTTGTGGTACTTCCGCAAACTTACTCTTGACGTGTGCTGTCAAGTAATGTTTGAAACACGGTTCGTAGTATCGCAACTTCGCAATACTCTGTAATTTCTTATAGTTGATAGCAAACTTTGCATCGTCAGTCTTGTTACTAGCCGAAGTCTCCATCAACGCATCCAACATCTTTGCACGAAGGATAGGTGGAAGGTAGTGAAGGTTCAATCCATAGAACCCACCCTTTGCAGGGCCAACAACAATAACCAAGGGGAACAAATCGTAATACGGAAGTGTGTCCTTAGTCTTGGGGTCATAGAAGAACATCTGCATTGTTCCCACAACACCACTCTTCGCACGACTCTTTATCTGTTCCTCTTTCATCAATGCTTCACGATTGATGGAACGCATATTAGATGCTTTCTTTTGGAACCACGCACGACTTTCCTTGGTGCGGGGGGTTACTCCTGCACGGAATGCTTGTAACTCTAATTTATTAAATATATTTGACATACTTCTATTTATACCAATTCATCTTGTCTTTTTTATAATTATCAATAAAATCATAATATCGGTCAACATCGGATGATGTTATGATTGGTGGGTTGCCGTTATAGACCTCACGCAAATCAGTGTACCCGTGTTGTTTGTACCAACCCATATGCCAACCACTCTGACTCTCTGGTCTATTTAGTTCTATTACTCGGTTGTTTTGGAATTTTGCCGCCCATTCAACCATGTCAATATAATCATAGTCTCCACTTGGATGCACCCATAATAAACTCTTTGTCTCCACGGCTCTGTCTTTTAGAATTTCTTTTGTAGTGCCTTCGACATCAATCAGACCATACTTTTCCTTGATTGAGAGAGCTTCCCACTGACTATAACCTTCAAACGCAAATTCGCCATTGTGGTCTGCAAATCTCATAAACGCTTTATCATAATGACTCATTTCTCTGTAAGTGTACCCATACTTAGCGGGGTCACGTTCTATTTCTGACACTGCATCGATACCATTAGTAACGTGTTGTGAGATATACAATGGATGCATTGTAATCTGATTCTGCCAGTACTTATTCAACCATCTCTCGGTATCATCTAAAGACTCAAACGTCTCATGTGGCAATCCCGCAATCATCGATATCGTACACGTGTAATGATTGCCCGGCAGAACGTTACTTCGAAAGTATTCCTCTCCCTGTAGAAGTCCTTCTTGTAATTGTAACGGGGAGAAACCTTTGTGAATAGACTTACCAGCTGCATGGTTGAATGTCTCTAGACCCATAGAGTGACTTGTGAATCCCATGTCAATCATATTATCCCAGTCTTGTTGTTTTCGTCTTACGAACAAGTCTCCTCGAATAAACCCATGGAACTGTGGTTGGAAGGGTAAGGTTCTTACCGCATCCGCAAACTTTGATATGTAACCAGAACTTGCATTGGCTGTTTCGTCAGCTAGACAATAGTGAGTCACGCCCCACTTCTCATAGTTCTCTACGAGTTCTTCTTTGAAGTTACCGACCTCTCTACTATTGTCACCCTTAACACCCAATGGTGCATAGTCACAGAAGGTACATTTAAAGATACATCCTCTTGACAACTCCATAGTTAAGACTTCATGACTCTTTATAAAGTCTCGTTCTTCATATGAGGTTTTTGGATTCTTATGAGGGTATGCTGGATAGTCTTTGAAACAATCAATTATGTTGAACTTGACCCCATGCATATCAATAAGGTCGAGTGGATTAGTCATCACCTTCACAATAGGTTCAGGATTTCTACCGACAAAGTACTCACATAGGGCAGTTATTGCGTGTTCACCGTTACCTATAGAATAGTAATCCATATGTCTATGACGTACAACATTCACTAGTTTATTGGCACCGACAACAGTCTTAATCCACGGATACTTTTCTTTTACGTATTTTGCTATCGCATTGTGTTTTGTAACAATGGTCAACTCACTGAAAGGTGAATAAGTAAAGAAGACACTAAACCCTATCCACTTGGTACTACTAGAAACCCGACTATCAACAAAGTCTTTTAGTTCTTCGATAGTCCACGCATCTACGAAGTCTAAAACTTCGATGTCCCACTCACCAGTCTCCCTCATATGTGAGGCAATTCTATGTGCCCCTGTTCCCCTTACGGGTACTTCTGTAATATGATAATCTTCGGGATACGAAAAACTAGCCCCAGTCAAAATTAAAGCATGGTTCATTTCTTACGTTTTTTCCTAAAAGGTCTTAATGTTTTGCCTAATGGTTTCAGGGGTTTTGTTGATTTGGGAATAAGACTCTTCAGGGGTTCGTTCTTCTCTGTCCATATGACGAACTTCCATCCTCGGTCTTGTGCGTACACATTTGCAGCTTCCCACTTATTTATATTCTTAACATAGGTCATACTTTCCGATATGAATCTTCTAGTCCTACGGTCACCAGCTGGTATCCTAGTTTCCTTCTCAGGTTTAATCTCGACCAAGTACGTTCTACCATCCTTATAAGATAACTTTAAATCCATAAAATATCTATGATAACGCTTGTCTACTTCATATAAGTATGGTATAATGACTTCTTCGGAAGACCACTTTGCCAAATCTGGATTATCATCCGCCCAACGAAATGCGTGTTTCTCCCACAGAGAACGATAGGTAACCTTAGTGTGGTCGCCTTCATATTTCTCTGGATTTTTTACCTTGTATCTGCCCGAATATGCCATAAAAACCTTATAAATAAAAGAAAACCATAGATGTATTTATAGGACAGGTAAGCATGGCTACGGCACCAATAACAGAAGACCAGACAATCGCATTGCGACAGATAGCAGAAAACAAGAATGCTGTAGCAGAAGGCCGAGAACCACGCAAAATCGTTGGCGGACAAGATACTCAGGCAGTAAAAGAAAATTTAAAGTTAAAAGACCTTGAGTATCCAT